GCTTTAATACCAAAAAAGAAAATACCAAATACAACAATAAATGCTAACCAAACTTTAATCATTCTTCAACTCCGAAATGTTGTTTAATCTGCTCACTAATCATTCGACCTGTCCAAGCAGGATGATCCTCACAAGTCTGTAACATTTCTTTTACAATCAACTCGGCGAACTTTGCTACATCCATTGGACCGTGAAGAATAGCACCATTATCTAGATATGCTCCTGCTTCAACTGCCAACTCTTTAAATCTTGGATTCATCTTGCGACTATTCTCTCGTAATCTATGATAATATATTTGTTTACCTTCTGTCATTATAGACTTTCTAATTTAATTATTGGAAGACCTTTTCTTTTACCTTTCGGTTCAACATCAAACGAACCCCACAACACTTTGACATTGGGCTTGTTATATAACATTTCTTCGGTAAAATATGGTGCATAATATTCCGTGTTTTGTGCTACCCAATCAGTGCTAGTCATATAAGCAATAGCGGCAAAGAATTTTGTACAGTCATGGTTGCGTACAATAAAAAGATAATCACTGCTACGCCTAGACAAACTACCACCACGAAACCTTACACGCTTATCATGCGCTCCGTTGCTTTGTGCTACTTTAATTTCAAGCGGAACAGGTCCTGCTTGAAAGTGATAAACATTATCAGGGTCTACGTCAGCCTTACCTGGAACAACTTTTATACCTAACTTTTGACTTGAATATACAGCATTAATTTGTTCAACTAATTTGCTACACAATTCAGACCGAACCTTTTGCCCAACGTCATACTTATGTGAGGGCAGATTAGCCTGCATTTCACGCAGTATGTATTCAATGTCAGTTCGGTCTAGATGTTGTTCAATCACTTGTCATCCCTAAAACGTACAAAGCGAGGGAAACGCAAACTGTAAGTACCATCTTGGTTTTGTGTGATTACGTCACACAGGATTTCGGCAGTACGACCAACAATCAGATTGCTATCTTTCCAATAGTTATCACGATCCTCATCACTAAAGCCACTACCAACATTCACTTGAATGAATTTACCATCGTCCTCACCCTCACAAACAAGAGCACCAAGACGACCAACATTACGACCAGTACCTTCTTCAAGACCAACAACGGTCAAGTCAACGGTAATAGTAGGCTTCCACTTCATCCAAAATGTGTTACGCTTGCACTCATAGGGAGCATTAGTATCTTTAATCATAATGCCCTCAAAGCCTGCATTCACTTGATCCTTAGCATAACGCATCAGTTGATCCTTACCTGCGGCTGTGTCAAGGTCAACCATGATGTGGGGTAGTAGTTCAACATTAGGCATTGTGTCGATAACTGGACGCATACCTTCTAAGATTTCAATACGCTTATTCAGTTGAGCATTCCAATGACCTCGACGGAAGTCATCAAGACCAACAATGTCAAAGATATTAAAGACAGAATCATCGGCTTGTACATTTTCTTTGCGGCGCGCTTGTCGCATGAGTTCTTGAAAACTGTTACCAATCACTTCACCATCAAACACAAAGCCCTTAGTAAAGTCACTACCATAACGGTTCTTGATTGTGCGAACCAACTTAGTGAAATTCTCGTGGACTTGTTTTTCAATGTGAAAAAAGTTCTCAAAGATTTTGCCATTACGGCTATAGCAAGTTGTAATGACTTCTCCTGCATCATTGTAAATGACAACCATCAACACACGAACACCATCCAACTTAGGCTCAAGTCGCTTGATGCCTTTCATTTCGGGACGACCTTCACTGTTGGTCGCAAGTTGACAACCAAAGATTGGAATCTCGTATTCAGTTTTCTTACAGATTTTGTTGATTGTTTTGTCGCTAATACCTGCTCTCATATCACGGCGAATGACAGGAGCACAGAAATTATTCCATTCATCACTATCAAAACGATATGCCATTTCTTCAATAGCATCACGTGCGGCATTACCTGTAAGTTGGCGTTTGCTAAGTTTAAGTAGCAGTTCATTGAATTCATTCCAGGGATTTTCGGCATTAGCAACACCAATTGTATCAGGAACTTGACGTACATTAAAAGTTACAAAAGGATTGTAACAAGCCTTAAGCAAACCCAAAAAGATTTGTGCGTTAGTACTGCCTAGTACAGTTGCCTCAAGAGCCTGTTTGATAACATCCTCTTTGTGTAGGCGACTATCGCTCTCGTTTAGTTTACGAATCCAACTTGCTGACATTTTATTCCTTACTTAAATGGCCACGCACTTGTTGCGTTACGTGGAGGCCGGGGCTTGAGTTCTACTGTTTCAATGACTTCATTATACACGTCCTCGTCAATTTTGTCAACAGTAAACGGACCCAAAATAGTTACAGTATCATCCTCAACTTCCCAATCACTATAGTCATATAGCCAGGCTGCACCACTTCTCTCGTACTCATCATTTGGGTCACCGTTTTGCCAACATTCCTCAATCTCAGCTTTTTCTTCATCCGTAAATGATTCATCAAATTCAAAATCTACTGCACAAAGGTCATCGAGTTCACATCCCCAACCAAGTGTAGGATCTACGCAATGTGAGCGGTCATCACTATAAGGAAGTTCATCTTCGTTCTCAACAAATCCTTGACCCCAGCGATATAGTTCAGTTACATTCCACCCACGAATAGTACCATCGGGCATTCGTTTGTACACATCATAAAATGCTTCTACTGATTTTTTATCAGTGGGTTTAATGCGATATAGAATAGCCATATGTTTCCTTAATATAAGAGTGGTTCATGTGAAGGCTCGTCCTTCAATATTTTTACAACTTCTTCCTTGCTAGTGTAGACTAAGCCATTCTTTTCCAAAATAATTCTACGTTGTTCTGGAGTTAGTGTAGTCCAGGCAGCAACAATTTCATAGCTACCGTATGCTTCTGATGGTAGAGTATCACGGATCCAACCCACCAGTGCCTTGAATGCCGTAATAGTGTTACTAGGATGGCTACGTGCAATCACACTTATAAAATCATTAGCCAGGACACTTGTGAAACAACTGCCCGGAGTATAACCGTACACTAGATAGTTAAAGAAAGGTTCTGCAAAATCCTTAGGCACATCCCAATGTGCAAATGTTTGCATCAGATTGTTTTTACTGTGATATGATAGATTCATTCTATTACCCTGTACTTTGAAAAAGGATAGGTTTCAATCAGCCACTCTAACAGTTCTTCACTATAAGGTAACCTGATTGAATCATATTTATTTGTGATATATTTTACAACCATGTTAAACTAAACCATTCAAAATTTTTACGGACGCTGAATCCGTAGCCATGTTGGCTACTAGATTCATGTAGAGCATCTACGTTGTTTTTTTGCATCCAAGACAACATTTGTAAAAGTTCATCAAACGTTTTTACAAAATAATGATTGCGTGGATATCCAACGACTTGATAGACTTTCATCACCAGCTACTATTATAAAACACTTTGCGCTTTAAGAACAATTCTGCCTTAGCATTGACACAGAATTCTAGGTCTTTCTCGTAATAATAGTCATCACTAGGATTACCAAAGAAAAAACCAGTAGTACCTAATTTAGACACTTCACCTGATTTGATATCCTTTTCAAGTTTATCGATATCGTCCCAAGTCAATTCAAGTTCAATGCCGTTGAAGGTGTGCGGATTGTCTCTACCCTCAACACTCATTTTATGTTCCCAAAGACGTTCCATCCAACCTTGTAGATTAGGATGCTTACGCCAGTATGCAATTTCTTGCCTACTAGGATCGGTCCAATCAGCATTGGCTTTAGAGGCAATATATGCGTATTGATCCAGTCCCATTACTTCACCTGTTCTTGTGACACTTCTTTAACTTTGTTAACACCGTTATCAAGCATACGTGCGATGCCACTAAAGCCTACAGTTGCGACAACGATACCAAGAATAAAACCTGCTAAAAATTTAGACATTACAATACCTTTACACGATTAAGTTGAGTTGAATTATCACGGGTACCCTTGACATTACCTGTGATAGTGAGGTTCGTACCTGCGTCAAAGTTTTCCTTACAACCAAAGAACACAGCCTGATCCTCACCGGTGATACCCGTGATATACCATGTGTTCCATTTCTGAGACCATACAGACTTGACCACTTCAATATTAAGTGATACTTTATCACCAACATTACCAACGTAGCCACCACGTGCAAAATTAACCTTACGGTCAGCCTCATCACGTTTGCTAGACTTCTCATAAGTAGCAGGCAGACTTGCAATAATTGCAAGTTCAAGTTTGGTTGTAATTGTATGCTTAGTTGCGGCATCATACGCACCTTGCATAAATTCAGACAATGCCTTACCTTCAATCATTTTGAAAGTCAAGCCCATAAAATACCGTTGCATAGTTTCACCCATGTCACGGCTTTCTTGTGTGATTAGTGTAGTGTTAGCCAACAGTTCCTCAACAATCATACGATTGGTTTTGTGATTAGCTACACCGGGTACAACGACTTTAACATACTGCTTACCGTTGAGGACATACGCTTGCCAAGCCGCAGACCACACATCTTCGGCTTTGTAATTCAGAGGAGTTATTGTAGTTTTTTGCATGGGCTTGCGATATGAGTAGGGATTACGTCTAGCCAAATTGCGATATGCATAAGGATTAGACCAAGCATCACCTGCGTCATCAATTTGACCTAGGCGTTTGATTTCAATATCACTCATGTTTGATACGTCAACAAATCCAGACATGATTTTATCCTTAAACTTCTGTACCAAACTCGTAAAACTTGACTGAAGGGTCCAACTTTTTCAATTCAAAAGCTGCCTTTGTCAATTCATTGTAGCGGGCCTGAACAACACTACGGGGCAGTTCGCCATCGCAAGTCAAATTCTCAGGACTCAGTTCAGCATCAATAGCATCAGCAACTTCCTGACGACCTTTGGCAGTAGCAATTTCATACTG